ATCGAGGATGGCGCTGTAGTAGCGGCCAGCCACGTTGTAGAGCGAGCGCAGATCACGCTTCGTCTCCGGGTCCTCATGCGCAGCGAGCAGGAGCAGGTCGCCAAGGAAGGTGCCGCTGTCGATGATGACCACATCCTTTGCGGTCCAGCCCGACGACTGACCAAGGTCCTCGCCGCCCGGCACCTTCCAGTGTTCGAGCATCTTGCAGAAGCGCCGCAGTTCTTCGAGCGCCTGCTTCGACGCCTGCCCGGTCGCACCGGAGAACAGGTTGGTGCTGGTGATCTTGGCGGCGGCGTAGGTCGAGACGTAAACGTCAGCCGCATTGCTGTTGAGGTAAGACGAAATGACCCGCGTGTTCTGGTCGAAGTCGTGGATCATCAGCCGGTAGCCGGCGTTGGCAAGCTGGGCGAGCGCGCCGGTCTTGCCGGAGGCAGGCTCGCCACAGATGAGGATGCGGGGAGGCGGGGTGGTTGCGGTGATCTTAGGCATTGAACATGGTCTCCATGATGTCTTCACTGATCTTGCGACGGGGGTCGGCCTGCCACTGCGGACAGAACCTAGCCACCGGGCACCACGACTGGCAGCGAACTGCCATGCCGGGGCGCACCTCTACATACGCATCCTTGGTAACGGAGGCAAGCATCTGCGCATCCTCTTCGTTATCGTAGACACGGATGGCACGCTTGTTGGTGCCCTTCATCACTGCGAAGCGTTCGGGCCGCGCCCAAACCTCTTCCTCGGTGCAGGGATCGGGCACTTCCGTCTGATGCATACCAATGCGCCGCGCAATGAAAGCATCGGCTTCCTCGGCACTCCACAACGGAATGTCGAAGCGCATGGCAGGGGCAGGCGGATAGTTAGTGTTGCTCGCAAGCTGGTTGCGGGACCAGTCACGCAGGATGGCGATGACTGCGATGCCCCCGATCTCCAGCCCCTTCTCACGGGAGAGCAGGCGCCGATAGATATTGGTCTGCTGCACCCACTCACGGGCCGGGATACCGCCCCGCACCTTGGCAACTGAGGTGACCTTGAAGTCGAACAGCGTGCCGTTGTCGAGGGCAACGTGGTCGATCTGGCCCTTCACCTTCCACCCATCATAGACGGAGTAGACGGTCGCCTCATTCAGCGAGGCAGGCAAACCCAAGCCGGCCCGCTCGATGATGTGATGGACGCCCTGCCCAAGCAGGGACCAAATCCTATCCGTCACATCCTCCTCAAGCTCATGGTCATGCTTGATGCGAAGCTGTCGCAACTGAGGCGGCGTCAGCAACTCGGTGACCGAGATATCCGCATCACCCTTCGTATAGGAATCATTCCCTACTGCCACGACCAGCGGCTCGGGCATCCCATTCTTATTCGTCAGCTTCATTCGCGGTTCTCCACGATGTCAGTCATGACGCATCTCGTCTGCCTTGGACACACGAAGCCTGAAGAAACCCTTGTGCTGCGGGTAGAGCTTGTGAAACTTCCGGGCATAGAACGCAGTCCAATTATTGTTGCACTTGAACTCAGCGCCCTTCGATGCCACCGACGTTTCCCAACGCACACGGTGCAGCACCGCATCTGCCGAATAGTTACGGTGTCCGGCATTAATCGCGTCGAAGGTAAAGCGAACAAACAGATTCCAGATTTCCGGGTTTAACAAGTCATACTGTGCAAACCGGCGATCTTCAAAGAGATCGCTTTGCGTCAGCACCTCGTCATCGTTGTCAGTACTCATGATGTTTCTCCAACTTCAGGGTCACAGCTTTACGTCCAGAATGTCGTCGGCCATGACGGCGGCTCCCTTCTTCTTGCGGGTTGCGGTGTTCGCCTTCTTCATCTTGGTTGCGGTCTCGGCAAGGAAGGCGTCGTCAGCACGGGCCTTGCGGTTCCGCTGGTTGATCTTCTTGAGTTCCTCGATGGCGAAGGCGAGGTCAGTGTCGGACAGCGCCTCGGGATCACGGGCAAAAACCTGAGCGCGCGTAAGCTTTTCTAAAGGAGAAGTAGCAACATGAGCAGGAGCATCACTTGCACTAAGTTCATCAGACATATCCGAACTCCATTGAAGCAGTAAAGGGGGAGAGCCGAAGCCCTCCCCCACCTAGGCGGCGTTAGATGTCGCCGTCGTCCTCGTCGAAGACGTCGCCCCAGAAGTAGGAACGCTCCCCGGTGTCGGGCAGCGGCTCGCCGGCCGACTCCATGTAGGACTTGTTCTTGAAGATGTCAGCGGCGCCCGGCACCTCGAACATCACGGTGTAGGAGCAGCAGCGCAGCTTCTGGTTGCCGTAGTCAGCGGGCACCGAAACCACATGGGCGGGGTTGATCTTGACCGCGACCATCTTGCCGTCGGGCGGCAGGAAGTTCTTGGCGTATTCGTAGGCGGCAGCATGAAAGCCGTAGCTGCACGTCACGTTGCGGTTGTCGTCAACGTCATGGCGCGCCATCAGATGAACGGTGCCCGGCGAGTTGTCGAACTTGCCCGAGTGAATGTCCTTGAAGTCGGAGCGCACCGCCTTGTAGGCGAGGAAGCAACCGTCCTCAGTGACCGGCAGGTTGGCAGCCTCAAGGAACAGATAGAGTTCCTTGCGCGCCGTCATGGACGGGTTGGCCATGAGGTTCGAGAGGAAGTGGCAGTAGTGTTCGACGGGCAGCCCCTGCTTGAAGAAGATCATCATCTTGTCGGCGAGGTAGTTGGTCAGCGGCTCACCGGCATAGATGACATTCTGTTCGGTGATGGAGACGGCGCCGCCGGTCACCTTGGCGAGGAAGTTCTTGACGGAGGCCAGTTCGACAGCCTCCTCAAACTTGCCGGCGCGGATGGCCTCGACAACCATGTCGAAGTTGAAGTGGTCCACGTCGATAAGGATCGGGTCCTTACCAGCGGGGAACAGGGCAACGGAATCGCTCTTGAGGATGAAGGGGATCATAGGATGTGTCTCCTGTTTCAGCGGTTGATGTAAGCGTTGAGGACGTTGGCAGGAACATTGTTCAGCGGAGTGTAGCGCATCATCGGGTTGGCTTCAAGGAACTTATGCCACTTGACCTCCGCCTGCTGGGCAGCGTCGATGCCCCGCTTGATAGCAGCGAACTGTTCCTCGGAAGCATGAGGAGCGAAGGCATCGTAGTTGAGGTGGCCGGGCTGAAAGTATTCACCCGCACCGTCCAAGTAAGGCGCCACAAGATTGAAGAAGTCGTCAGCACCCCGCCAAGAATTGTTGGCGTGGGCGGCGCGCAGAACCTTGGCACAACCGTAGAAGTTACGCATCAGCCAGTTGCGAATGTTGTTGGCACGAACAGCATCTTCGAGCCACTCCTCGCTGACGTTTTCCCGGAACCACGCAGTGTCGAACGCGGCCCATTCGTTGAGGGCAAGCGCCTGCTTGAGATTGGCGGGGCGCTTGGCCGGGTTGGGCAAGCCAATGACGCGCGGCTCATTGCCAGCGAAGAAGCCGCCAGAAAAGAGGACAGTGAGCGCACGCTGCTGCGAGTAGGCAGGCTTGCCGTCGGTGAAGTCGAGGTAGAGACCGCCACCATTGAGGTCAAGCGGAGTAGTCGAACGATTGTAGGAAAGCGCATCGGTGTCGAAGGTATAGCCGGTGGTGCGGCTGACGGTGCCGCGTGCCATCGGAACCTTGGCGGGCACAGGAAGTGAAGCATAGTCAATGGGCTGCGGAAAGCCCATCGTTTCACAGAACTTGCAAACGTCGTCGTAGTCACCGCCACGCAGAATAAGAGCACGCCAAGCAGGGGTGCCACCGAAATAGTCAGTCAGCACAGCGACGTAGTTGCGGGGCGGCGTCTTAGACCAGAACAACTTGTCCTTGCTGGTCGCCAAGTGGTCGTACATCACAGCGTCCTGAATGAAACGCTGCGCCTTCTTGTGGTAGGGCTTCTTGCCGATCATGTCAGCGCGGACGTCAGCACCAAACTTGTCGATGTTGCTGCTGACATTGCGGGGCACCGGCTTGCCGTTCCACAACAGCTTGTTGGCCGTGGCCAGCTTCTCCATGAGGGTAAGGACACCCTTGTTCTCGCTGCCATAGACGTGACGGCGAGCATGGTAGAGGTCGGGCTGGATAGTAAGGCCGTTGCGAAAGGCTACCGTTGCATCGCGGATCACAGCCTTGAGCTTGTCAATGATCGCATTGCAGGTGGCAGGATCGTATGACAGGGCTTCGCGGGACGGGCTGATCGACAGGTCCCCGACCGCAAAGCGCAGGAAGATAGACGTGTTGGTGAAGAAGGAGCGCAGTTCGTCAGGCAGATTAGGAATGGCGTCAAGGTTCAGCGGGTAAGTGACCAGCCCCATGAACACCTGATTGCCATTGCCAAAGGGAAGGAAAGCCCATTCGGGCTGGCCATCCACCTTGGTCGGCGACACCATGCCGCTGTCGCCAATGCCATCCCAAACGGGATCGACCTTGAAGGCCCACGACCCACTGATCTTGGGCAGTTCGGGCCACCACTGGAAGAACTGCTTGGCCTCGCGGTCCCATGCATACCAGTCCTTCGAGGCAACCTTGACCATGAGGCCGGTGTCGTCGGGGTCCTCAAGGATTTCCTGCCCAGCCAGATAGATGGACGGCTGGCCGTTCGACTTGAAGCAAACGTAAGTGCGCTTCCAGCCGCCGTGATGCGACACGATAGTGAACTGATCGGTCACGGCGAACGGCGACTTGGAACCAAGGCCGAAGCCACCAATCGCCGAGTTGTCGTGGTCCTTCGTCGAGCGGAAGTAGGTGGTGTA